TCAAATTGCCAACCCTCCACCAAGCGGGTTTAACGTTACCGCGTGCTTTAGGTAATCAGGGGCAAGATGAGCATAAACCATCGTTTGTTGTATGCTCGCATGACCCAGAATCTGCTGTAACGCGATAATGTTGCCGCCGTTCATCATGAACCAGCTCGCGAACGTGTGCCGAAGCACATGCGTAGCCTGCCCGCGTGGCAAGTCTGGTTTAACCTGCCTGAGCTGTTCGCAGAAGTTTTCATAATCAACTTTGAACAATGGCCCGGTGTCACTGGTCTTGATCTCTTCCTCCAGCTCTGCCGATATTGGAACCGTTCGCTTTTTCCCGTTTTTGGTTTTAAGGAACGTCACGCGCCCATGGTTAACCTGCTCACCTCGCAGGGCACTGCCTTCGCCCCAACGTGCGCCAGTGCTAAGGCATACCAACGCTACGCGCCGATCGTCACCGGATAAGGTTTCCAGCAGTTTGCTGATCTCTGACTTCGTGAGATAGGTCATTGCTGGCGGTGTTTCTTTCAGTGGTTCCAGCCCCTTGCAGGGGTTTTCCTTCCTGAATTCTTCCAGTTTGATCAGTGCGCTGAACATGCCAGAAAGTCGGTATATATCACGATTTATCGTTGCCGCGCTGATCCCATCATCCAGCCGCTGGCTGCGGTGCTGAGCTATTGTGCGTTTGCTCAAACGGTTAACGGCTGGATCTCCCAGCGCCCTGATCGTTTTGTTCAGGTGCCGTTTCTCTATTTCGCCATTTTCCAGCGTCTGCCCGTACAGCAACCACCAAGCCTCTAATAACTCGCTTAAAGTGCGGCGATCTACGCTCGCCCCCAGCCATTCTTTTTTGTCGGCGTTTACCAATACATAACGCTCAAAAAGTACAGCTTCTTGTTTCTTATCGAACCGCCTGCGGATGCGTTTTCCATTACGCCCACGCGGGTAAACGTCTACTTCGTATTGACCACCTTCGAGCTTCTTAATCGACATAGCGAAGCCCTCCAGTGCAATTGTCATTTTGCGCTGATTGTTCTAGCGCAAAGAAAAACCAGATTTTTAGCCAGCCTTCGGCCTTGATTGGCGTGATGTTGTTCTGCCTTGCCCATCAGGGGAGAGAGTCGGGGCTATTTGCCCGGCCTGTGGTGCGGTAGTTCCAGTCATTAGCCAAAGTGTGTATTTCTGAAATCGGGGGTGTTCAGTGATCTTGCTAAGAACATTCCAGCCGGGGTCTTGATACCCGGCCTCTATCTTTTTGAGGGTGCTTAATGGGATCCCTGAGATATCAGATAGCTGTGACTGATTCAGCCCTTCGGCGCTACGAATTAGCTTTAGTTTCTCTTCAAAGGTCATTGACATGGTTCCGTTTTCGAACTAGATTCACAACCAAGAAGTTCGTATGTGGAACTTCCTGAGCCAAATGAACAGCCGCCAGAAGCGGCTACAGCCAGCTAGAGGCGGCTGAACATTGAAGAGGATTATTACACATGAAAGACAAATACCCAGAGGGCTACATCGAATTGCGCCACCCGGTAGATGCAGTGCCTACTCCAAAATTTGCTGAAATGATTGGTAAAACTGCCAATGCAGTGGGTGACATGGTTCGTGATGGCAAGCTGCCAGTAGTTCAGATGAAGAACCCAGAGGCTTTGACAGGTCGTTCAGAGAACTGGATCTACATTCCCGAATTCAACCGCGCGATGCGCGACGCCTATTTCAACCGCCCGAAAGAGCAACGTGATGCCTGGCTGCTATGGATTGGTCTGTAAGGAGTCGATGAGATGACGGGCCAGCTAATACAATTAAGCCGCCATAGTTATATTTATCGTGGCTTCACCATTCATAAATGCCCGCGCAATGCCATTACGATGAAAACGGCATATAGCGTTTTAAATAATGGAAATTATTTAGGGCGTGATTTTGCTTTAGCCGAAGCAATGAAAACAATTGATAAGTTAAAAAGCGGTGAAAGTTATGAAAGCTGAAATGATTATCGGCCTTTCTATTTTTGCTGTACTGGTTTTGTATTTAATTCAATTCCTGATCAGGCTGCGGAGCGAAAAAGTAAAACAGCAGAGAGCTAAAGCGTTTGCTGAATTTAAAGCCCGCCGCGCAGAAGTAGAGCGCAAGGCCCGTAGACAACTGTAGCAGGTACACGATATGAACGATAACGCCCCATCACTTGCCAGCCTGTTAAAGCACGGTTGCCAAGTTACGCACTACCGCAATACACGCGGCTGGATTGAATGCCCGGACGGGCGTTTCTTTAAACCGGAACCGAATAAGGTGCGCTTTATTAAAGGTATGAGTAAGCCTTTTGTTTATACGAAGAAGATAAACAAAGGCTTATTTAGTGCCTTAACAAGGGTATTTAGAAAACTGCTTTAGTAATTAAGTAACAGATAAAACTTTTTCTACCTGTCGTCACTTTATTAAGTGATGGCGCATTCACTCACCCAAAAAAGGGGTTAATTATGTTTGGCATGTTCAAGAAAAAAACAGCTGCTGTAAAAGTTGAATTAAAGAAAGTTGAAAACCGCGATCTGATGGAGGCCATTGTTGGTGGCTGTCTGCTGGTTGCTGCTGCTGATGGTGAAATTGAAAAAGAGGAAACCGCAAAGCTCGATCAGCTGCTGCGCTCTAATCCCCGCCTGAGTCATTACGGCAACGAAATCACCGCGCTGATCACCCGCTTCACTGAACAGCTTGAGGCAGGTTTTCGCGTTGGTCGCATGAACATCCTGCGTGAAATCGAAGATATCAAAAACGACCCGAAAGAGGCTGAGGAGGTCTTCGTCAATATGCTGACCATTGCCGAAGCTGACGGCGAGATCGAGCCGGAAGAGCAGAAGGTACTGGAAGAGGTTGGGCGTCGTCTGGGCCTGCGCGTTGAGGATTACATCTGATGAACCAGATGCTGAGCATGTTGCGGCCTGCGCTGGTTCTGCTGCTGGCTTTCATGGTGGTAGCGGTGGACTTCACCAGTTATCTGCTCTCAGCAGTTGGCGATCTGTTCTTCGTGGGGGCGCTCGTTGTTCTGGTATGGCCTGCGATTAAGCCAGCCAAAGAGCAGCAGGGCGACGAGTAAGAGAGGCACCGGGAAACCGGTGCTTATCCGGGGCGTTACTTCCGAGTGGCGCGCCTGATAAGCGGTAGTGATGGGGGATAGGATTATGAGTATCGGACAAGAAAAACCAGTCTCTGGGCGTCAGATGTTCCTTGAGCAGCGCGCCCGCTTGCAGTCGAGCATTTCAGTTTCCCGTACCAATGACACGGCGAGCCGTTTCAACCGCCTGGGCGAGACTCAGAAAAAGGCGATCATCCTGCTGGCAAACGAAGCCGCGCAGCGGTTTAAAGATCTGCCGTCGCTGACTCATTCCCATCTCACCATGCCTTTCGAACAGTTCAGCTCTCAGGACAAAGTGAGCCTGATGTTGGGCATTAAGCGCCTTGCTGAGCTGGCTGCGGCGTTGCCGTGGGAGTTTCCAGATCATGCTGCGCCACGCCTTGAAATTCAGGCGTTACGCGAATCACCACCACCCGCGCCGGATGGCGTAGTCAATTAACCACTGAATGATTAACCAGTAGTCAGGCGCATCACCGCGCCGGGCTTCCTGCACCCAGGAGAAAGCAAGATGAAGCACGTAATGATTGATATTGAAGCCATGGATAACAAGCCGACTGCGGCGATTGCGTCTATTGCTGCGGCAATCTTTGACCCTATGTCAGGTGAAGTGTCAGCCTCAATGTACCGCCGCATTGCTATTGAAAGCAGTGAGGCATTCGGCGGAACGCTGGGCGCTGAAACCATCAAGTGGTGGTTTAAGCAGTCGGGAGAAGTACGAGCAGAAGTAATCAAAGAAGGGGCTTACACCCTCCCTGTAGCTCTTAGTGAATTAAATATGTTTATCCTGGAATATTGTGATCTGGCGAGCGTGAAAGTCTGGGCGCGCGGCACTGATTACGATATGCCGATTATCTACAACGCTCTGCGCGCTGTAGATTTAAAACCGGTCTGGAATTTCTGGAATGTCCGCGACGTTAGAACGGTTGAAGAGGTTGCGCTTGCTGTCTGTGGGTATGCCTCAAATCGGCTTGTCGATTCTGAAAAGCATAACGCTGCCGCTGATGTGTGGAATCAGATCGCTCAGCTCTCAGACAACCTGAAAAGCCTCGCAGCCAAAGGCGCTATGGGGGCGGCATTATGATCCGTTCCCTCCTCAAATGGCCCGGTGGCAAAAGCCGCGTGATGCCTGAATTACTGACGCATTTACCAAAGGCTGGTTGCCTCGTTGAGCCTTTTGTTGGCGGCGCTTCCGTGTTCCTCAATACCGATTATCGCCGCTATATTCTTGCGGATATCAACCCAGATCTGATCCGCCTTTATCGTGAGGTAAAAAGCAATCCTGAGCTGGTGATTGATCTTGCCCGTCCGCTCTTTGCGACCGGCAATTCCAAAGAGGAATACTTACAGAACCGCCGCATTTTCAACGGTACAAAAGGCTTGCTTGATGTGGCCCGCGCGGCTCTGTTTCTTTACCTCAACCGCCACGGCTACAACGGTGTGGTGCGTTACAACCAGAGCGGCGGTTATAACGTGCCGTTTGGTCAGCATAAAAGCGCGCCTTACTTCCCGGAGGCGGAGATACGCCAGTTTGCTGAGAAGGCCAACGACACCAAAGCCATTTTCCTGTGCAGCTCGTTTCAAAACACTCTCAAAGTGATGGTTGGAACGGATGAAGCCATCTACTGCGATCCGCCGTACCTGCCTGCTAGCGAAACCGCCAATTTCACCCAATACCACACCGAGCCATTCACCGAGCAGCACCACCGCCAGTTAGCGGCTGAGCTGCTGGAAGTGAACCGCAAATATGGCGCGCCGGTTGTCATTTCAAACAGTGACACCGAAACCACCCGCGAGATTTACCACCGCTTCCGCCTGCATGAAATCGACGTACAACGCTCTGTTAGCACTGACGCCAGCAACCGCCAGAAGGCCAAAGAAGTGATCGGAACTTTGGGCATCGTTGAAGGATGCCCGGCAGGTGGGTGCGGACACTGAGAGAGCAGCGAGGAGTGCTTGGGATTTGGTTCTGATAACGAAGAAATTCAGGGGAATGCACAATGAAAAAGGTACACGAATTAAAAATTTGGCCTGAGTTCTTTCAACCTGTTTTGGACAGGATTAAATACGCGGAATTACGCGTCAATGATCGCAATTATTGCGTGGGCGATATTTTGTTTTTGCAGGAATTTATACCTACTGACGGTGAGTTTTCAGGTCGTCAAACCGTAGTAGAGATTTCTCATGTAGCTGACGTGTCGGCGTTTGTGCCGGGATGTGTTTTGCTAAGTTTTAACCCGTTAGTAACCCACGCGGCAAAGTGGTCTTTTAACAAGTTTACTGCCGAACAAGCCCGCGCTGCTGCTACCAATAGAAATTTCCTTGAGGGGTTTATTGCCTTCGAGCCGCCGTGCAGCGTCATTCATGCAATAGTGCGTCGCCTTCTTGATGATCATCCTTCGCTACCAGCGACAGGGGGATCTGATCTATTGCCATGCCCATTTTGTGGTGAAGCGGCTTTCTTTGACTCCATTTTTGATTACCAATCGGAAACGCGTGTTTATGCCCCGTCCTGCACGGAGTGCTCATGCGAATTGATGGACGGCCCGATCAATAACAAATATGGGCGTGGTTGGTATGCATCAAAGCAGGATGCTACCGAGGCCTGGAACAAGAGGCGTTCGCAATGACCGCCTATTACAACGAGATCGATCCCTTCGCTGCGCAATGGCTGCGCAATCTTATTGACGCTGGGCACATCGCCCCCGGCGTCGTTGACACCCGTTCTATTGAGGAAGTAACACCAAATGACCTTAACGGATTTAAACAGTGCCATTTCTTCGCAGGGATCGGAGTCTGGTCTTACGCCCTGCGCCGGGCTGGATGGGAAGATGATCGCCACGTCTGGACGGGTTCATGCCCGTGCCAGCCTTTCAGCCAGTCAGGCAAAAGAGCGGGGGTTACTGACGAGCGGCACTTATGGCCCCATTTCCACTTTCTCATTGAACAGTGCCGCCCTGAAATCATCTTTGGCGAGCAGGTTGCAAGCAAAGATGGCCTCGCGTGGTTCGACATTGTACAGGCTGATCTGGAAGGAGCGGGCTACGCCGCAACAGCTTTCGATCTCTGCGCTGCGGGCGTCGGTGCCCCGCACATCAGGCAACGATTGTATTGGGTGGGCGACGCCAACGACGAGGGCGCACAGAGATACCGGCAACCTTCAAAACTCATTCTTTCGGAAGGACGGGAGAATGCGGAACGATACGCTGTATCGTCAGATCTGGCTGCACACGTTTGGTCTTCATGGGAAGCCGACAAGGGCGCAGATGAAAAAGTTAGAGTTATTCCAGCCTGTTATGGCTCGCCTGCTGATGGGGTTGCCGGAGTCGTGGGACGATTGCGCGCCTACGGGAATGCAATCTGTGCGGAAGTTGCAACAGCCTTCATAAGCGCTTACATGGATGCGGTGCAATGACCACCGCAGCAAGTGGGCGCAGCGCCCCAACTCCGCCCCCTCCGTATCCGGGTAGCGCACCAGACGCCACCCGGTACGATTACGAATGGCAGAAGCCAAAGGCTGCCATCTGTATTGATAAGACTCCCGTTGTTGATCTAGTCGAGCTGGGTCAAGAACAGGAGTTTTTGGCGTGGGTGAAAGTCACCCTTGCGCCGCTACCTCGCTTTATTCGCCTGCGTCTGGCTTCCCGCATTGACAGCATTCACACCATGAAGGGCAGGCACATCGCTCGTCTGGCACTGCGCGATATCATCCGCAGGGATCTGCCGCCTATCAGCATGGTGAATGAGCAATACGCTATTGCGATGACCGATGAGGCTAAATCTCAGGCTGATACAGCATTCAAAGGATTAAACCCGCTTTACCACACGTTTAATACTCTGCATGGATTGGTTGAGCGCTTTAACCACCTGCCGGACTTCACGCCGGAAGATGTTGAGCTACTGGCGCAGGATATCGCTATCTATATGCGGTCTGTGCTGAGTGAAGTTCACGAAACGGTAGAGACTCAGAGTGATCGGAAATATGCCGGATACCTTTACACCGAAGCGGCTATCCTCGCGCGGCTTTTCTTCCTGACGCCTCCGAGCTGGGCAAAGTATTGCCGGGGGGCGCTATTTATTGATGAGGCGACTACTGGCATTAGCAAGATGCTGGATGATCGCTACTGGCACCGTAACCTGAAAAAGTATGCCGCGCGCTGGCGTGAGCACCTGCATATTGCCTTTGGTGATGTAAAGCGAGGCGCTGCGCCGTATTGCAGTAAGCACCACGTTGATGAGTGGGATGCCAGACGCAAGCGCAGCCGCGCGATCATGGCCCGTCTTGAGCTGGAAGACCAGGACACCAAAGAGCGTATTTCGCTTATTGAGCAGATCGATAAGAGCATATCTAACCCGGCATTGCGCCGCGTTGAACTTATGACCCGTATCGGCGGCTTTGAGAAAGTTGCCACCGAAAGCGGCTACGCAGGCCAATTTTTTACTCTGACAGCACCATCCAAATACCACGCATATACCGTATTCGGTCATCGTAATGCCAAATGGAATGGTGCCAGCCCAAGAGCTACGCAGCGTTATCTTAATCGGGTATGGCAACAGATCCGCGCTGAGCTGGCCCGCCGTGAAATTCCGGTATTTGGTTTGCGGGTGGCTGAGTCTCATCACGATGGTACGCCGCACTGGCACGGCCTACTGTTCTCCCTGCCGGAACATTCCGCCGAGCTGCTGGAAGTGATGGAAGACTATGCCACCCGCGAGGATGCGGAAGAGTTGCAGGGTAAGCATGGCAATCAGCCGCGTTTTGATATGAAGCCGATCGATCAGGAAATCGGCAGCGCCACCGGCTACGTGGTGAAGTACATCAGTAAGAATATTGACGGCTACGCGCTCGACGGTGAAACCGACGACGAGAGCGGCAGGCCGCTGAAAGAAACATCAAAACACGCTACCGCCTGGGCATCGTGCTGGGGCATCCGTCAGTTTCAGTTTTTGGGCGGTGCGCCGGTATCTGTCTGGCGTGAGCTGCGCCGGTTCCGCAATCAGGAGCAGGCCGACAAGATAAACCCGCTATTTGCTGAGCTGCACCGTGCTGCGGATGCTGGCGACTGGCAGCAATACACCCAATTGCAGGGTGGGGCGTTGGTTGCCCGCCGTGATCTGCCGTTGCGCATCTGGTACCAGCAGAAAGACGAGCCAAATGATTACGGCGAGTATCTGGATCTTATTAAAGGTCTGGTGATGCCCACTGCTCATATCCCACCAATTGAAACCCGCCTGCATACCTACCGCATTGTGCGTAAGAAACCGGAGATTCTGGACGACTCCGGGCAGGCCGTTGACTTTGATTTTGACCTTCGGGGCGCGTCCGCGCCCTCTAGGACTCGTGTCAATAACTGTACTGAGGTCAAAAAACATACAATTTCAGGGGGTGACAATTCGCCACCAGTTGAGCCTGAACAGTATGAAATTGGTCAAATGACCCACGAGCAGAAAAAACGGCTCAACGAAAGCATCAGAAACTACAAACCGGAACGGCAAAAATCACCTGCTGATGAGTTTGAGGCGCTGGCTAATGCCATTACGGCATCAGATTGTGATGATATTGAGCAGGCCAGGGCGGAGAGCTATCTAAAAGTTGCTCAGGAATTGAGGCAGCAGGAAAGGGATATGCCTGCTGTTACCGGGCCAGCTCCTGTATCAGCCGATCGCATTGCGGTACTGGATGATTTTGCCAAATCAATAGGCATAGAGCTGAGCACAGGCCAGTTAACGTTATTGCTACGCGGTGGGCGTTTGCGAATTGATGGCTTTATTGTCTCCGCAACCAGTAGCGGAGAGCTGAGACGCAGAAAAGATAACGGCGCTGACCGGAAGACCGCCGATTTGTGGCAGGATATGAAGCTAAGTCATAATGTTGACAGCAGAGATATCAGGCATGATCCCGTTGGCAGCTATGCGGAAATGTTGAAAAAAGCTGATCCGGCTGCGTGGGACAGGTTGTTTGGCACCAGGAATCAGGGGCAGCGCGTATGTTTGACGAAGAACAGCGAGAGCAGGAAGTAATTGATTTCATCAGTAACAAAATTAAGCGATGCCGTAAGTGTGGTAACGAGCTGCACTACAAAGAAAAGTATTATTTTAATGATCGCATTTGCTGCACCTGCAAGGGGTTAAAACCGTTTGACGCTCCCGAAGATATTGCTTTGTCTGAAAGCTGCGAGTCAGAACCAGCGCGGCTGGCAGATGAAGGTCATGATGCACGAACCAGTACCGAGCGTGAGCTATTTAGCCGATATCCCGAATGGCAGTTGATGAATGAGAGGGCGGCAAAGAAATGGCGTGAAGATCATCCGCCTGAAGAAAGCAGTCTCCCATCTTCCCGATCAGCGGTAAATTCCGCAGGCCCGTTATCTGTTGAGCGCATCAATGAGCTGATGGCTAAATATGATGCCAGCGAAGCCGTGGATATCAGGCAGGAAGAGCTGATATCGCTGCTGTGGGAAGTGCTCTATCACCGCAAGATTAATCCAGTCTTCTGAATGGCAATCGTTATAACCTTCGCAACTTGTTGCGCAGGTTATGGCGATTCTGCGGGCGCGGGCGGCAAAGAGTCCGCAGCATCGCGAAGCGGTGCTTATGCTGTGTACGTTTTTGGAAATGAGAGCTGAAACAATAATTTTAGTCATTACAGGCACTAATCTGGCTAAGCCCATTTGGGTGACTAGTCAAATTTAAAGGAATAGAAATGCCAAAAATGAAAGATGGGGATCTGCTTTATAAAGATTACGTTAACCACGCCCGATCAGCTGGTGACGACCCAACCAAAATTATTTCAGATGCCAAGCGTTTTAACAGGCATGAAAAGTATGAGGTGCTTGATTTTCTTAATGCACTGCATGGACAGAACGGCGCAGACCTCGCCATCAAAACACGGCAAATTTGTGAGTGGATGATTCGCACCTATCTGCCTGGCACGATTCAGAGCACAAAAGCTGTTGAATCATGGGTTGCTTCAAACTTCGAAGAGCTTTCTAAAAAATATCCATATTGATGTTTTTCATTGCTTAAGGCCGTCATTGATGGCCTTTTTTATTTTCTGTAGAAATTGCCGCACAATCCCGCATTAAATTGCACAATTTTTTTGATGGTACTTTTACCAGCCAAGCCCAGATGCGGCGCGGCCTGCCGTGATCTGCAAGTTTGCACAAAAAGACGGGGGTTTTGTGTGCGGGCGAGGCGGGGGAACCATCGCGCGCTGAGGGGGTAAGGAGGGTATGCCTGTTAATGCCTTTTTCGCGTCTGTGCGGCTCTGTTTTGATGCAGTTGCGTTGTGGTGGGATGAGGGGATGGAAAAGAAAAGCCCCTGCCAGCGTGGCGCTGAGGGGCTTCTATGGCGTTTGGCTTTTGGGAGGGCTGTGCTCACCCTCTGGCAGGGTGAGGCGTCAATCTTTTTGAATGGTCAGGCGGCTGTTGATGGGGCTGCGAGGGCGTAAGGGTTGAAGCGGATCACCTCAATGCCCAGCCAGTCATTCAGCTCTTTCAGGCTTTCTTGTATCGGCGTCAGCTCGTTGATGGAGAAGACGCGGGCGGCTTTCTCAACGTCACCAAACCCCCCGGCGTTGCCTGGCATCACCCCCATCAGTTGAGGCGGAACGCGGTGCGCGGCAAGCATATCATCCCGCGTTGCGTCCTTGATGCCGGTAAACTCATCCTTTGCCGCTATCTGGCTGAATGGCAGGATTTGCAAGCCGTCTTTCTTCCCGCCTGCAGCGTATACGAACAGGTTTTTAAAAGCGCCACCGCCGCGCGCATCTTTCAATGATTTTTTCAGGCTCTCAACGTCTTTGTTGTTGGCGATCGGGTCGGTCAGGTAGACGATTACCCCGGCATGACTGCCGTTGATGTAGTAGTTGCGGCGGAACATGGTCGCTTCACTGTTGAGCATGGCGCTTTGTAACGAGGCCATGTATTCAGGTGCGCCGTAGATCTCCTGGTGGATGCTGGGGTTTTTTATCTGGCAGATGCTGCCCGGCTTGAATGGGTAGTCCGCATCACGGCGGGTGATAAACCAGTATTGATCTTTTTTCAGGTCGCTGCCGCGTCGGGTATATTTGGCCTGGGCGTGTTTTAACGCAATAGGCTCGCCCAGCATGTTACGGCGCACCTCCATGTAGTTGTTGCCGAATACCAGATAATCCAGCACCCACGCGCTCATTTCCTGCCTGCTCAGCAGTGGGTGAGGGATGTAGCAGGATGTGATCACATTACGCTTAAAGACCAGCGGCGACTGATGATAGGCCGTTGAATCAAACATTCGGGCGATGCCGTAAGGGCTGATCGGTGGTTCAAAATATACACCGTTATCAGCGCACTCCATGCAATCCAGCAACATGCTGCGATCGGTGATAGCTACCGGGTCGCCAAAGCTGAATGACTCAATGCCTGCGGTTTGTTCGCTGGCACCCGGGTGCGGTCTGGCCTGAAACTTTTGCTTTTTGCGGCTCACGTTTAAAACTCCTCTACAAAACTGTCACTACCGCCGCCGCTTTCGCTGCCGATCGGCTCGTTATACAAAGCTGTCATTGATGCCCAGGCGAGATCGCCGTGATTGCTGCCGCGTTTGCGGTCGGAAACGTAGGTCATTACCCCGCCTTTCTGCACCTTGCGAACCGTCATAAATGACTGGACGAGATCCAGCATTCCCGCATCCACTTCCAGACGACCAGCACGGATCAACATAAGCGCTTTCAGCACCATGGCGCGCTTGAGTGGGGCGGAATACTGGTATTTCACCGCCAGCGGGAAGAACTTGATTACCAGTTGCCAGACGGCATCACCAATGCCGGTAGCATCAATCGCGATGTGCTGGACGTTGTAACGCTCTGTCAGCCCCTGAATGGCCTTTGCCTGTTCCTCAAACTCCATCCCGCGAAGCTGGATGCGTTCAATGATGCGGAACTTGCCGCCCGGTACCGCTGGCGGAACTATGACGACCAGCCCGGCAGAGTCACCGTTACCGCTTCCCCCGTTGGGGTCATAGCCTACCCATACACCGCGATCGCCTATCGGTCTGGGTGCGAATGGGTTCCAGTCGGGCCATACATCATCGTTGAAGCCATCAACGCAGCAGCCGATCATGGCGTTGTAGTTAAAGGCGCGTTCTCCCGCAGTTACGAAGCGACAACGATAGAGGTTGTCGTATTCTTCCGGGGAGTTCTCCATCTTGATGGTTTCAATTTTCACCAGGTTGAAGCCGAGTTTTACCGCGTCTTCAATGGTGACAATCTGCCGCCAGATCCCATCACCGCCCAGCTTGCCGTTTTTCAGCGCCTTGTGGCTGACGTCTATTTCTACCCGTTCACCTCTGGGCCTTGCCTTGTTGAACAGGTCGCCAGTCCAGAAGGCATAAGCCTCATGCTCCTCCGTGGATGGCGTGGAAAAGTAGGTACGGCGCAGCCCTTCATGGGTTGCCATGCCTGCGGCGACTCTGCGCAGCTCAAGGAAATTGTTGATCCAGAATGCTTCATCCAGATACAGATCGCCGGTGTAGCTCTGCGCCGTCGCCGCTGAGGTGCCGAGAAAGTAGAACGTTGCGCCGTTGCTCAGGGTGATGGCGTCGCCGCCTTTTAGCTCAACGCCAACCTGTGCCGCCAGTAGCTGGATGAACTTCTTGAACTGGAACGCCTGGGCGCGGCTGGCTGACAGAAAGATCTGGTTGTTGCCGGTTTCCAGTGCCCGTAACAGTGCTTCGCGGGCAAAGTACCAGGTGGCACCAATCTGGCGCGATTTGAGGATAAAGCGGTTGCGGCGTTCGCGCTGCTTGTACCAGCGTTTTTGATGCTCGTAGAGCGAATCCAGCACCAGAGCACGCAGATCCCCGATCTGCTCTTCCGTAAAGTGGTTTTTCGGCTTCTTCTCGCGGCCTTTCTCTTCGCTGCGCCGCTCTTCGCGCTCCATCCTCACCAGTTGACGGGTTAACAGGTCAATGGTTTTGAAGTCATGCGCCGTCAGGTCTGGCTTTTCCGTCAGGCGTAACAGCCGCACCTGCATCCTATCCTGTACGCGCTCCAGCGCTGTGGACTCGTCCCACTTATCGCGGCGACGCCATGAATACAGGGTGTTGGTACTCACGCCGATCGATTTGGCGATCTGCGTGATGCTGTATGCCTGCCAGTACATGACCTTAGCGGCAATCCGTGGCTCATCGTGGGAAGTCTGTTTCATGCTGGCAGAGTACCGCGCCCGCGCGCGCGTCGCTTTGGGTTGTCATTGTCGGAAAACGGCAACAACGGCAACGCTTTGCGCGTTTCGGCTGCGGCGGGAATGATAGGGGCACTGGTTAATATCACTCACTCATTCGGGATTTCGACATGCCAAAGTCAAAACCATTTCGCGTTGCTGTCGAGGGTGCTACCTGCGACGGTCGGACGCTGGAGCGTCAGCACATTGTGCAGATGGCTCAACGCTTTAACCCAACCGTATACGGTGCCCGCGTCAATCTGGAGCACCTCCGTGGCTACTCTCCAAACAGTGATTTTCGTGCTTATGGCGATGTTATTGCCGTCAAGGCAGAGGAGATCACCGAGGAGCCGCTGAAAGGCAAAATGGGCCTGTATGTGCAGGTTGATGCCACTGATGATCTGGTTGCCCTGAAAAAGAACCGCCAGAAGATTTATCACAGCATTGAAGTGCATCCCTCCTTTGCAGATACCGGCGAAGCCTACCTGATGGGGCTGGCCTGTACCGATAGCCCCGCCAGTCTGGGCACGGAAATGATGGAGTTTTGTTCCAAAAACACCGTTAACCCGCTGGCATCCCGTAAGCATGATCCGGCTTGTTTCTTCACCGCCGCCGTTGAATCCACGATGGAATTTGAAGATGAGCAGCCGCCGCAGGATGAAGGCAAAAACTTCTTTGCCCGTGTTAAGGCGCTGTTGGGCGGTACGCAACAGCAGTTTAGCCAGCAGAACGGTGAAAACCGTGAAGCTATCGAGGCGATTGCCGAGAGCCAGGGCAAGCTGCTGGACAGCACAACCCAGCTTTCCGCTGCGGTGAAAGGTAAGGCTGACGCTACCGAGCTGGAAAGCCTGCGTAAGGACTTCAAAGCGCTGGAAGAGAAACTGAAAGGCCAGGACGCTGATCAGTACAGCCAGCGCCCGCCTGCCACTGGCGGCGATGGTCAATCAACTCAACATCTGGCTGATTGCTGATAAGGCTCAGTGCGTCAGGCTCAGGAAAGGAAAATAAGATGCGTAATACAACCCGCGATTTGTTTGATAAGTACATTCAGCGACAGGCTGAACTGAACCATATCAGTGCTGCTCACATCACCAAGGCGTACAGCATTGATCCGAGCGTTGAACAGACGCTTGAGGACAAGATCCAGCAGTCGTCTGAGATGCTGAAAAAAATTAACATTTACGGCGTTAACGATCAGACCGGTGAAAAAATCGGGCTGGGTGTTAGTGGCCCGGTATCCAGTACCAACAATTCCACCACGGATCGCCGTCAGCCTACCTCTGTGGCGGCGCTGGATTCGAATAAGTACACCTGTAACAAGGTGAACGCCGATACCTTTACGCCGTACACGCAGCTTGATGCCTGGGCAAAATTCCCGGACTTTCAGCAGCGCCTCAGCAATCAGATCATCAAGCGTATTGCGCTCGATCGCATCATGATCGGCTTCAACGGTACCAGCTACGCGGAGAAATCAGACCGCGCCGCCAATCCGCTGTTACAGGATTGTGGTATCGGCTGGCTCCAGCAGTACCGCACTAACGCGGCCCAGCGCGTGATGAAAGATGTCACCGTGACCAGCCGTGACGACACCAACCAGGTGATCGCGAAAGGTGATTACGGTAACTATGACTCCATCGTATTTGATGCGGTCAACTCGCTCATGGATGAGTGGTACAAGGATTCGCCTGATCTGGTGGTGATTACCGGGCGTAATCTGACGGTTAACCGTTCATTCCCGATCATCAACGCTGTAAGCACCAATAACCCTAACTCCGAAGCACTTGCCGGGCAGTTGATTGCGTCGCGTAAAACGATCGGCAACCTGCCGTCATTTATCGCGCCATTCTTCCCTGATGGCAGCATGTTCATTACCTCCTGGGAAAACCTGTCCATCTACTGGCAGGAAGGCGGGCACCGTCGCCGCATCGTTGAAGAGCCGGAGTATAACCGCGTCTCAACGTACAGCTCTTCGAATGATGCCTACGTCATTGAAGACTACGGCTATGGCTGTCTGATCGAAGGCATTACCGCCGCCGAGCCAGCACCAGCACCATAAGACGCCGCAGGCCAGCAGCGCGCTGGCCTGCTCAGGGGGTATAAATGTTAACACCAGCACAAAAACATTTTGATCGGGTGATGGCTGAGCGCCGCAGTAATCGCGGAACAACCACCGCCGAAAGAACTGCATACGAGCAGATACTTTTTCGCCTGCGCATGGATAAAGCCGACCTCAGCCGCATCCAGTCGAATGCCGGTAAGGCGAAGCTGAAAAGCGAGCGCCTGCCGGATTACCAGCCGTGGATTGATGGCGTACTGGCAGCGGATACGGGCCAGGCGGATGAAGTGATCACCACCGTAATGATCTGGGCAGCGGATGCCGGTGATATTGCGCAGGCGCTACGGATAGGCCAGTACGTGCTGCGCCATAAAATCCCGATGCCTGACCAGTACAAGCGCACCACCGCCACGGTACTGGTTGAAGAGATTTGCGATCCCATCCTTGCCGCCTTCAAAGCGAACCCGGCGAAGGCGAGCGTGAGCATTGACAACCTCAACGCGCTGAACGGCATCACTACCCATGAAGATATGCCCGATCAGGTAAGGGCCAAGCTGTTTAAGGTCATGGGGTACACCGTGCGCCTGAATCAGGATATTGAATCCCAGCAGCTTGCCCGCTCGCATTTGCAGGAAGCTATCAGGCTCAACGCAAAAATTGGCGTGGCGCGTGATATCGAACTGCTGGATCGCAATATCAAAAAGCTGACCGCAGCCAGCGGCGGAGAAGGCGAGGGCGATGCGCCACCGGTACAGCCGGAAGCGCAGCCAGAGGCCGCGAAAGCAGCGCCTTCGAGCGCGCCGCGCACTACCGCAGCCAAAAAGCCGAAAAACAGCCAGGCAAAACCGGCAGCAAAGAACAAGACGACGCGCAAAGCCGCGAAGTCATAACGAATGTGCCCCCGCGCACCAGGCGGCACGGTGTGACGCAATAAGGCCCGGCCTCTACTGCGTCACGCCGTCCACCGCCTGCCTTATGGAGATACCTGTATGAGCCTGGTCGCCACTGAACCGGTAAGACCGCCATCAGATCCCGCGCCGGACGATGGCGGCGCAAAAGTTGAGAGCCTGCCTTTCTGGCCTGTGATCGTGCTGGCTGACCTGCGCCGCGCGATGCGCCTTGATGGGCAGGTGACTACCGATCGCCTTATGTCCCGCACCATTGAGGCAGTGGCCCACGTCAACGATCAGCTTCTTCTGTGGCGTCAGGTTCAGGTTGATGCTGGTTATCAGACTCTGGCAGAAATCCCAGCCGATCCAGTGAATGGCGAATCGGTGAAGGTCTGGCGCTATAAAAATGCCGTCTGGTCACTGACCAAAGCCCTGTTGATAGAGGGGTATCGCGATATTGATACCACCAGTAAAGGGGAAGACCACGCGCAGGCGCTCAGCACCCAGATAGATACGCTCTGGCGTGATGTTCGCTGGTCGATTCGCGATATCCAGAATGAAGATCGCGGCCTTGCGGAGCTGTGCTAATGAACGTGCAGGCGCAGCAGGATGACACCGTTGATGAACTCTGCTGGCGATATTACGGCAGGACGGCGGGAGTAACCGAAGCCGTGCATGAAGCCAATCCGGGGCTATGCGACAGCGGCCCGCTGCTGAGTGCCGGGCAGGTTGTTTATCTTCCCGAATTACCACCACCCACCCAGCGGGAAACCGTGCAGCTATGGGATTGAGAGGTTGCCATGAGCGACGTACCTACGGGGATGCTGGAACAAACAATGAAATGGATTGCTACTTATCTGCCGACGCTTTACGCGGCTGGCGCTGCGCTGAGCATATCGGCGCTTATGAGCCTGTATGACGGTCAATCAATGCTGAAAACCGCCACCGGTTCACTGGTCTGCGGGATCGTTACGCTGGCGGTTGCCGGTTCGCTGGAATATCTGGGCTTGCCGTCAAACGCCGTTACCTTCGTGGGCGCATCTATTGGTTTTATGGGGGCTGACAAGGTACGCAACAAAGTGACCGGCTTTATTGAAACCCGTATCGGAGGGGCGAAAAGTGGAAATGAGTAAGAACGGTCTGGCCCTGCTGAAAAGTTTTGAGGGCTGTGAATTGACTGCTTATCAGGATTCTGTAGGTGTCTGGACGATTGGTTATGGCTGGACGCAACCCGTTAACGGTAAGCCGGTTAGCAAGGGAATGACCATCACCCAGGACACTGCCGATAGTCTGTTATGCAGCGGTGTAGTGCAGTATGAGAAAGGTGTTACGGGGCTGGTGAAAGTTGCTGTGAACCAAAACCAGTTTGATGCTCTCGTTGATTTTGCCTACAACTTGGGTGTTAAAGCTCTGGAAGGTTCCACGCTGCTGAAAAAGCTCAATGCCGGTGATTATGCTGGCACAGCAGATGAATTTCCGAAGTGGAACAAAGCAGGCGGCAAGGTTCTCAACGGCCTGGTCAAACGCCGTGCTGCTGAGCGCTCGCTGTTTCTGTCATGAGTTGGTTGTTGTCTTACTGGAAACCCGTCCTGATCGCTGTGCTCTGCGGTCTGGTTGTCTGGTGGTTCAGCCATCAACGCTTTACCGCTGGATACAGCCAGGCCAACGCAGAATGGGCACTGAAATGGAAACAGCGGGATGCCGATGATGCTACCGCGCTGGCAAAGCGGCAGGCAGAAGCCAGAGCCGAAGAGCAGCGCCGACAAGGTGAAATAGATGCGATTGAGAAAAGGGCAGAGGGGCAGATTGCTCAGGCCGTTGCTGATGCTGACCATGCCCGCGCTGTTTCTGACGGGCTGCATGACGAAGCCGCAAAACTCGCCGCCAGACTGGCAGCAAGTGAACGCGCCCGCCGTGCCGCAACTGCCAGTGAAGGCGCGACAGGCACCACCGGCAGCGAGCTGCTTGCCGAGTTGTTCCGCCGCGCTGACCAGCGAGCGGGAGAACTGGCGGCAATTGCTGATCAGGCAAGGATCCGAGGGCTGACCTGTGAAGCGGCTTATGATGCGCTGACAGGGGCTAAAGCGGCGGAGAAATAGCGATGTTAAAACCCGATCTACTGCGTAAACACATCAGCCAAGCGGTGCCGTGGTTGCGTGACAACCCTGACAATCTGGCGGTGTACGTCCAGAAGGGGCGCATGGTGAGCACAGGGCAGCGCTCTGCTTCGTTTGAATACGAATACACCATTGAGGTGCTGGCGATGGATTACCCTGAGCCGCTGGATACCCTCAGCCTGCCAATTCTGGCATGGGCGCGCCTTTATCAGCCTGAGCTGCTATTCAACCCTGACCGTGCCCGCGATGGCATCACCTTTGAAGCGGATATCCTGAGCAATTCCACCATGGACGTGCTTATCAAAATTCAGGCCAGTGAGGCGGTTGTTGTCAAAGTTGAAGAGGGTAAGCCGGTTATCCATCACCGTGCTGATCCTATGCCGGGGCCGGAGCTGGGTGCCTGGTCACTGGTCTTTGAGGATATGGTAAGCGGCGAAACGTGGACGGACTAAATGAACGCTGATCCGCTGTTCCATGCCCTTGATGATTATCTGGCAACCGTGGCGGCGCAGCTCGCACCGGGCCAGCGCCGCAAGCTCACGCGCGAGGTGGCTATTGGTCTGCGCAAGCGCCAGCAGCAGCGTATCAACAGCCAGAAAAACCCCAGCGGAGAGAGCTATACGCCGCGCCGCCGTAAGATTTTGCGCACTCAGGGTGGGGTTAAATTCCTGTGGAAAGATGAAGTACGCGAGCTGAGCAACTGGCGCACTACCGGACGCGGCGAACATCGCGCTATCACCGGCTACGATGTTGAGAAAGGGGCGTTGCGCACGTTCTATAAGCGCGATATTGAGCGCTATATTGAGATCCATCTGAACCAGACCAAGCGCACCACCACCCGTAAAGAAAAGATGTTCCGCCGCCTGCGCACCGCTCGCTTTCTCAAAGCATACGGTACCGCCAGCGCCGCCGTGGTGGGTTACTCCGGGCATACCGCCGAGATCGCCAGTGTTCACCAGTATGGTGAGGTTGATACCGTGGCACCGGGTGCCCGTACCCGTTACCCGGCGCGTGAACTGCTGGGATTTACGGAAAGCGATCTTGACTGGCTGGCGGATACTATAGTCAGTTTCCTGCAACCCTGACCCATTTCTGCAGTACTGTTAAAAGTGACAGTGCTCGATGCTTTTTTCCCGCCACTGTCATAGTTGGCAGTGTCTGCCGGTACCACCCTCCATTGTTACCAACCCCTGACAACGCCAGCGCGTTGCTTGCGCGCGCGTGGATCATGAAACTGGCTGTAAATTTAATAACGCAAGCCAGCTTATGAACCTGAATGAACTCTATCGCCTGATCTGTAACCTTGTCCGTATTGGTACGGTGACGGATGTTGATCTTGCTGCTGAGCCGCCAGTTGCGCGAGTCTCAACGGGAGAGAATACAACGGACTGGATTCGCTGGGCGGCTTTGCGCGCCGGAACGGCTGTTACATGGTGGGCACCTACGCCAGGCGAACAGGTGTTACTTTTTGCCCCATGCGGCGATCTGGAAAATGCCGTCATCATGGGCAGCTTGTACAGCGATAGCGTGAAGCCACCGGATAACGGTGAAACGTCAAATGTCAATTTGTACCCTGACGGGGCAAAGGTTCTGTATGACCCGGAAACCGGCGCACTGGCTGCTACTGGTATTAAGAGCGCAACCGTAGAGGCGTCTGACTCTATCGCCGCGACTGCCCCAAAAATGACCTGTACCGCAACAACCTCAATCACCCTTGATACGCCAGAAGTGATCTGCACCAAAAAGCTCTCATGCTCCACGTTTGAGATGAAACAGGGCGGTAAGATGACCGGCAATGTTGAGCATAGCGGCGGCAGCATTACATCAAATGGCGTTGTGGTGCATACCCACAAACATGGCGGCGTAGAACGTGGCGGAAGCCAGACGGACGGCCCGCAATGACCAGCGCAAGATATCGCGGGATGAACGCCGAAACTGGCGAAGCGCTCACCGATAACGAGCATATTTCTCAGTCCATCAATGACATTTTGCTAACGCCGGTTGGCTCTCGTGTAATGCGCCGCGCCTACGGCTCGCAGCTCAATAACCTGATTGATCAGCCAGGTAACGCTGTAACGCGCCTTCGCATTATGTCCGCGATATACAGCGCGCTTTTCCTCTGGGAGCCGCGTATCTCGCTGACCAATATTGTGCTGACGGAAACCGGGGCGGGGCAGATGGTTGCCACCATCAAGGCCAGCCGAACGGATACCCAATCACCCTTTACCACGGACGTAACGATCGGCAGGCAGGTGCAGGCATGAGCGGAACAATTGACCTTTCACAATTACCGCCTCCGGTAGTGGTGGAGCCGCTGGATTTTGAAACGCTGTTCAATGAGCGTAAAGAGGCGTTTATCGCGCTTTACCCGGAAGATGAGCAGGACGTTATCAGGCGCACTCTCTCGCTGGAATCTGAGCCGATCACCATGCTGCTGGAAGAAAACTGTTATCGCGAATTGTTGCTACGCCAGCGCGTGAACGAAGCGGCGCGCGCGGTAATGGTGGCGTACTCCGTGGGCAGTGATCTGGATCAGCTGGCGGCAAATTTCAACGTGGAGCGCCTGACCATCACGCCGGAAGATGACAGCGTTGTACCGCCTGTGCCTGCGGTGATGGAATCGGATGCCGATCTGCGCGTCCGCACCCCGCAGGCGTTTGAAGGGCTGAGCGTCGCCGGGCCAACGGCGGCATATGAATTTTTCGGCCTGTCTGCTGATGGGCGCGTTGCAGATGTGTCTGCCGTAAGCCCAACACCTGCCTGCGTTACCATCTCTGTGCTTTCCCGCGAGGGTGACGGCACCGCCAGCCAGGAGCTGATCGATATCGTTGCCAGCGCGCTGAATGGCGAAGAGGTGCGCCCGGTTGCCGATCGCGTGACCGTGCAGGCGGCGGAGATCGTGCCTTATGAGATTGATGCCACGCTGTATATCTATCCGGGGCCGGAGTCGGAACCCATCCGCCAGGCATCTGAGCAGAAGTTACAGGCGTACATAGCCGATCAGCGTCGCCTGGGGCGTGATATCCGGCTGTCTGCCATTTATGCCGCGCTGCACGTTGAAGGTGTGCAGCGGGTAGAGCTGGCGCAGCCGGTGGCGGATATGGTGCTTGATGATACTCAGGCGTCACACTGTACCGGCTACACCATAACCGTTGGGGGGTACGATGAGTAAAACCCTCACGCCGCCCAGCTCAACGCGCCTTGAGCGTGTTGCCGCCCGCGTCTGCGCCTCCTTGGGGGAAGTGCGGGTACCGCTGCGCCAGCTCTGGGATCCATATACCTGCCCGGTTGATCTGCTGCCCTATCTGGCGTGGGCTTTCTCCGTTGATCGATGGGATGAGAACTGGCCCCAGACAACGAAGCGCAAGGCGATAGCTGATGCGTTTTACCTGCACCGCTACAAAGGCACCACCGGGGCTATGCGCCGCGTTGTGGAGCCGTTCGGCTACTTCATCCGGGTTAACGAGTGGTGGAACATCGACACCGACCCCGGCACGTTTACGCTGGATATCGGCGTTGAAGAAGAAGGTATCAGCGAAGAAACCTATCAGGAGCTTGAGCGGCTGATTGCTGACGTTAAGCCGTGTAGCCGCCACATGCTGGGCATGAGCCTGCACTTACAGACTACTGGCCCTTTTTATGTTGGCGCGTCTGCCTATCTGGGCGACACGCTGACCGTGTACCCCTATTTCCCCGAAACCATTTCAGTTGGTGGTGCGGAGTATGTGGGGAGTGCAATTCATTTGATTGATACTGTGGAGATCTCACCAAGTGGCAACTAAATATTATGCCCTGCTAACCAATGTTGGGGCCGCGAAGCTGGCGAACGCCACGGCATTGGGTGAACAGGTTGAAATTACTCAGATGGCGGTAGGGGATGGCAACGGCGCACTGCCGACCCCTAACCCTGCGCAAACCGCGCTTGTGCATGAGCTGCGCCGCGCGCCGCTCAATACGCTGACTATTGACCAGGTAAACACCAACCAGATTATTGCTGAGCAGGTGATCCCGGGAGACGTGGGCGGATGGTGGATCCGTGAGATTGGCCTGTATGACAGTGACGGCGATATGATTGCCATAGCGAATTGCGCGGAAACCTATAAGCCATTATTGCAGGAAGGTAGCGGACGTGTGCAGGTGATTCGCGTCATTCTGATCGTCAGCAGTACCCAGGCGGTAACGCTCAAAATTGATCCGTCTGTGGTGCTGGCAACCCGGCAGTATGTTGATGACCAGATAATCCAGGTTAAAGCCTTCGTAGATCAGCAACTGGCGGCGCACATCGCAGCGGCAGACCCTCATAAACAATATGCACCCAAGGCAAGCCCGGCCCTGACGGGAACGCCTACAGCGCCGACTGCTACGGCTGGTAATAACTCCACACAGCTGGCGAATACCGCATTTGTTCAGGCGGCGTTGGTTGCTGTGATTGGAGGTGCGCCCACCACGTTGGATACACTGAAAGAAATTGCTACTGCAATCAACAATGATCCTAATTTCAGTGCAACCATTAACAACGCTCTTGCGTTGAAAGCTCCGCTGGCAAGCCCAGCTATGACCGGAACACCCACCGCACCTACTGCGGCGCAGACAGTGAATAATACGCAGATTGCCACAACGGAATTTGTGAAATCAGCAATTGCTGCACTGGTAGCATCATCCCCGGCTGCACTGGACACGCTGAATGAATTGGCGGCAGCGCTGGGAAATGATCCAAACTTTGCCACCACTGTAACGAATGCGCTGGCGGGTAAGCAGCCGCTTGATAGCACTTTAACTGATTTATCGGGAAAGACAGTTAACGGCATTCTCCAATACCTTGGTCTGGGAGGTGTTCTGCATCTTGGTGATTACGGTGTAGGCAAGGCGATTCAGTCTAGCGCCGCACAGCGGACACATGTGGGTAGTTTTTTTTACGAGCCAGGCGTCCCTGGTAGCACGTTATATCCTGTCAGCGTTGCCGTAACTGAGTCTGGCGGGCCGACTCCTGGTGAGTGGGTTCAGTTGGCAATCAGTTATGGTGCGGATTTCAGGGTGTTTGTTGGGCATCAGACCTATGGCGGAGCACCCGAAATCAGCGAGCTGTTTCACGATAAGCGCAAGCCTACTAATAGTGATGTGGGCTCTTACCCCGCGGATGGTGGAACACTACATGGGAGCCTGGCAGCTGAAGGTTCGGTGCAGGGCGGTCCCGGACATGATGTCGTTTCACAACAGGATATTTGGGCGGGCCGCAATATTTATGAAAATGGGAAACGGGTATTTTCTCCCAATAATCATCAGCCGGTAATAGCTGACGGACAGGCGTGGGTTGACGTGACGGCCAGTCGTCAGCTTGGTGCAACGTATACCAATACGACAGGGAGACCAATTCAAATGATGCTGGATTTTGTCCGACCTGCAAATGACTGGCATGTTGGAGTGAAAATAGACAATGTCGCCTTTTCTAACGGTGGTGGAAGCTACTGCCCCATTATTCCTGCGGGGTCCTCATATTCAGTGCTTTCAGCGGGAATATCACAGTACACTTGGCGGGAGCTTCGCTAATGCAATATTTCAAAAACAGTAAAAATGAAGTCTACGCGTATGACGATGATTGTGATGAGAAATTCATTATCTCTGGTCTGATTTCTATCTCTGAAAGCGAAGCGCTTAAACTTCTGACACCGCCGCCTCCAACAAAAGAACAATTGCAGGCTGAGGCTGAATTAAAAAGGGCTAACCTTAGAATGGCAGCGGATGCAGAAATCGCGTGGAGACAAGATGCGGTTGATGCTGGAATGGCAACGGAAGAGGAAGCCACTACGCTGACAGCATGGAAGACATATCGGGTGCTGCTGATGCGCGTTGATATAACAAAAGCGCCGGATATCGAGTGGCCTAACACCCCGAAGGTTGAGTAGCAATCCAGCATAGTGGAAATATTATTCAATTTGCGCGCCGGACAATCACATGGTACTGCTGTATACGATTTTTACTTGATTTAATGATATAGCGGTTTTAATCTCCGTGGCATTGCTGGTTTAGCTCAACGGTAGAGCATCCGCATCGTACGCGGATAGATGATGGTTCAATTCCACTCAGCCAGCACCAGATACAGGCCCTTGCAGAAATGCAGGGGCTTTTTTTTGTTTTTGAATCTGGCTAAGCCTGAAAGGAACCTTTGATAGAAGCTACAGCACCGTCACTTTTAACCGTGCTGCAGCACGGTTAAAAGTGACGGTGCCCGATGATTTCGGTACCACACTGCCAACAATGAACGTGTTGGCCATAAAAAATAAAGTTAGAAATTCACCCCCGCTTTCACCATAGACAGCACATCATCGTTGGTAATTTCCGCCAGCTTCTCCCTGATATCCTCGCTGACCTTTTTCAGGGTGAGAGTAAAATCAATCTTCCGCGCTTTCCCGTCCTGAAAGAACTCAGTGCGATTCTGGGTTAACCCGTCGATCACGTACATCCCGTAAATCTTGCCGGTGCCCTCAATCAGGGGCCAGGCTCTGCCGGTGTATGCCATTGTCTCCAGCGTGGTGAGCGACACATCGCCGCCGCTGATTTCGGGGTACAGCGTACCGGAGAGCGTGATCGGCTCTTCATCCGGGCCTATGTACTGGTAGCGCGGGGATTTCCCCACGCGATCGTTTTTGACGTGCCGCCATGTATTCGACTGGTTCGACGTCTGGTAGGGCGTCGTTTGCAGCGCAAACGGAAACATGCCCAATATCATCATCATGGCTTTGCCCCTTATTCGTGGTCGGTCAGTTGCGAGCGTTTGCGCCGTGCGGCCTGCTGCTGGGCAACGGTGAACTCTTCGCGGATGCGCTGGACAAGTTTTTGTTCATCCATCTGGCCCGCGTCGTTGATGTTGATTTCAAAGTTAAACACGTCGCCGCCAGGCATCAGCGCCGCGACGGAAGCCGCAGACGGAACCGCCGACACTGGCGAACGAGCGGCAGGCTGCTGAACGCTGTACGGCAGCACCGAAGAAACGAGCGCGCCAGCCTGCTGTTGCATCCATGCGGTGAGTGATGGCACCTGCCGCTGAACCTGTTGCACCGGTTCGGCGTACCCGCCACGGATAGGAATGTACGGCTGTTTATTTTTGAAGACGATTTCACCGGGGCCGTCTTTCTTCTCTGCCGTGTTGCTGGCGATTTTATCCAGGCTACCGCTGATCTTCGGTGCGAGGTTCGCCGGGCCTTTCAGGTTATTGGCAAACGCCTGCTGTTGCTGGCTCTGTTCCGTTTTCCGCTTCTGGTCCTTCTTCTCTTCTTCCTTCTTCGATTGCGCGGTGACGGCTTTCAGATCTCCGGCGAGCGTATCCGCCAGCCCGGTAAGTTTCTTCTGAGTGTTGGCTTTTTCAGTCGCTTTTCTTGCTCGCTCCGCAGCGTCAGGAATTAAGCCTAGGGTTTCAAGTATTTCGCTAATCCCGTTGGCAATGCCTTGAATTATTGGTGTTAAGGCAGAAAGTGCACTACCAACAACTTTACCGAAGGTTTCACCCATGCTGGTACAAGACTCCAGTGCTTGAGTAGAAAACTGGATAGGCTCAAGTAGTTTGGTGAACCATTCCCAAACGCCACTGATAGCATTGCCGATTGAGTCGAATAATGGGGCCAGCGGAGCAAAAGCAGTACTAAATGCAGTGGTTAATGGTTGCAACCCACTCATCAGGCCAGTGTAAAAACCAGTGAAAAATGCTTTTATTGGCTCCCAAAATTTAATAACGGCGATGGCAGCAGCAGCCAAAGCCATAACCAGTACACCGATCGGGCTTAACAGAAGCGATAAACCACCACCTAGCGCCATGAATACGGTACGGCCTACGTTGAGTAACGCCCCAAAACCAGAAGTGGCAAGAGTTCTTAGCCCATTACCGAACCAAGCGAGAGCTGTCATAGGTCGCGTGAATAAGGTAAACAATCCCTGTCCGGTGATTACTGCGGTGCGGGAGAGCGTTGTTAATGCGGTGCTTACACCATTGAATGCCTGTTTGCCTAGTTGCCCTAAGCCGGATGCCGCTGCGCGGAAAATAGAGGGCCAGTCTTTGATGCTGCGCCCAACCCCGGATAGTGATGGGATAAGCCCGCGTAGTGAACCGGTCAGCTTAGTTATTGATCTTGTTAGCGCTCCTGCCCCGCTAGGGCCCGCCAGCGTGGTAAAGCTCAGACGTACAAGCGCCATCGGGCCGAGTATTGCGCCCAGCGCCAGCATAAGCGAACCCAGCACCGTGAGAATGGCACCAATCGCAGTGACGGTTTTCATGATGGCAGCAACCAGCGCCGGGTTGGCTTCAATCCAGCCTCGGATTGATTGCAGGACGCCGCCAACTGATTTCATGATCGCCATCATTGGCCCACGCATGGACTCACCCAGCGCGCTGAAATTGTTGCCAAACTCCGCTTTGGTTATCTGCCACTGTGATGAGAGAGAATCTTTATCAATATCGGATTCCCGTTTCATGGAGCCTTTTGACGCGGTGCCGTGGGTTAATTCAAGTTGCCTGCGCAGCTCCGGCAGGTTGTTGGCGACTTTGGAAACCGCCATTGCATACTCATCGCCAAAGAGCTGAGTAAGCACGTTCATTTGCTTATCTGGCTCCAGCTTTTTGGTGGCTTCCATCACCGCCATAATGGTGCCCATGGCGTCTTTTGCCATGTTCTTCTGTACTTTTTCAGCGCTAAGCCCCAGCGCGTCCAGACCTTCCATAAACCGATCCGGTTGCACCATGGCATTACCCAGCTCGCGCACCATCGCTTTAACAGCGGTGCCTGCCGTTTCGGACTGCTCACCAAGGCTCAGGAACGTGGAGCCAAGTGCCGCCGCATTCTGATAGCCGAGTTGATCGGCAGCACCACCCACGCGCTGCAACACGTCGATAATGTCAGAGCCTTTGGATTTGGCGTTATCGTCCAGATAGTTGATGACGTCGCCCAGCTTGCCAATATCCTGAATAGGGATCTTATACAGACCGGCGATTTTACCCAGGCTTTCCGACAGCTGATCGGCAGGCAGTTCAAACGCCTTTGAGGCCATCGCGGCAGTGTTGGCAAAATCGAGTAGGTCTTTTTTCTGCTTCTGCCATGGATCATCACTGTTAGCTACGCCCATACGCGCGCCGCCTTCTACCAGAGCGGCATAATCAACCGCCCCGTTGGGCATGGGCAGGTTTTCGGAAGCGTCCTTGATGGCTTTTTGCATCTCAGTAAATTGTGCTGTGCGGTTGCCGTTATTATCCCGCAGCCCGTTCACCTGTTTGGATACGCCCTTCATGGCGTCTTCCAGGCTGCTGTAACTTTTGATGGCTAAGGCTACGGGGGCAAGTACCGCCGCGCCGGTCGCTGCGGTCTTCATGCCTGAGCTTTGCAATCTATCGCCGGTTTCTTTGGCGCGGGCATAGCGCGCCTGTGCCTGTGTGACGGACTCAAGCCGCCGCTGCTGCTCAGTAAGCTGGCGGTTGTACTGTGCGGTGCGCTGGCTGATTTGTTCCGTTGCCCGGCTGGTGCTGCTGATCGCAATCCCTTCGCTGTAGAAACTGGCCCGCAACTGGTTGAGCTGGGCCTGTTCCGTTTTTTGCTGGGCTGTCAGGTTGCGGATCGCTGCCCGCTGCTGGTTGAGGGCGGTAACTTGCTCAGCGCTGCGCTGGCGTAGTGGGCCAAATGCCGCCGCCATTTCACGCGCCTGCGTCTTTGCCTGAGTCAGTTGATCGGTGGTTTTTTTGTTGGCGTTGGTCAGCCGGTCAAAGCTGGTAGCCTGACGCTCAAGCCCTTTGATGCTGCTCTGCGTCTGCTTAATCTGAGAGGCCAGCGCGGCGGCACTCTGGCGCGCCGCGTTGACAGGTTGAGACATATTATTCAGGGCGCTGAATGCCACCTGAATATTTAATTTGCGGTCTGCCATTTATTGATCTCCGCCACTGCGCGCAGCGGCTTGATCACGCCATAACAGAAGTTCCTCTACCGTCATGGCGTCCATCTCCGCTGGTCGCCAGTGGAAAATGACGGCGATATCCGCCATTAAGTTTTCTATGCGTTCGCAGGGGCATCGGATGACGCGCTGCCCGTATCCGTCCCGCTCTGATCCGAAGGTGGTTGCAAAAAATCAACCACCGCATTGGCGAGCTGGCAGAAGTCCCACGTATCCATGCGGGCGATTTCGTCAGCGGTCAGTGCAGGGGCGGTAACGCGCGGCAGCAGAACAACCAGCGCATCATAATTCGACGTCAGAACGTCATAGACTTTTAAGCTACGCAGCGATCCGGCCTGCTTTAAGACTGGCGTGATCGTGATTTCGCTGATTGCCGTCTTGCCGCGAACGATAGGCGCATTGAGCGTTACAACTTCTTTACCGGTTACTTTGGTCATGGTGCGTTAATTCCTTATAAGCCAATGTTAGCGCGGTGTTTTTCCATCATGTCAACGCCGCCAACTTTGTAGATCATATTGAGCACATCAACTTCAATGATTTCTTCGCCGTTGATGGTCAGCTTGTAATAGGTATTTTTCAGGGTGTACTTATGGGAAGTATCATCCCCGGTTTTGGACGTGCCCGGATCCATCTCCGTGAAGCGTCCGCGCGTCTGGATTTCAACGGGTACCGCTTCGCCGGTTGAATCATCCTGGTACGACCCCGCATAGCGCGTTTGCATACCATCGGCGGTGGCGATGCCCCATTTTTTCAGCAGCCCCGCATCCATGCCGCCAAGGGTGATATCCATATCCAGCGCCCCGGCATCAAAGCCGAGATCGACCGCGACAGAACCAGGCATACCACCGGCCTGATAATCCTCTGTCTTGCGGGTTAACTTCGCCGGGGTGATTTCCGGCACCATGCCGAAGTAGTTATCCCCGTCAAAGAACATGTTGAAGTATTTGAGTTTTTTAGGCAGAGCCATACGCGCCCCCGGTTAGTTATTCACTGCGCTGGAAAACGTAGCGAAGTATTCATCAGTGAACTCCTGCACCAGGCTGAGATTTTCCAGCGGCGGGACAGGCGTGTAGTTGTATTTGATGGTGAGCTGCCCGTTGCGCAGCGTTTCGCTGGTATTCGGTTCAGGGTCATACCAGCAGCGCGCACCCAGCAGCTTGCCCGCCGTCACATAGGACGTCAGCTTGCGGTTGATACCGTCAACGATATCTTTCACCAGTGACGAGGTGAGCGGCTTATCAACGTAGGAGAAATGCGCTTCTGCCACGGTATCCGCCACAATCTGAGCGGTACGGGTGTAGCTCTCAAAGATGTAGGTTTCTTCGTCGCAGGTGCGCGATCCCCAGATGCGATAGCCGTCCTGTTTGATCAGGGTGGTGACGCTTGCCGCGTTCAGCTCGTCCGCGTCGGTGTCGGTGCCCTGTAAGGTGAAATAGATATCGCGATCCATCCCCAGCACGTTATTAACAGGCACGTTGGAAATGGTTTTGTGCCAGCCTTGCGTTGCGTCGATTTTGGCGCGCATTCCTACCGCATGAGCACCCACCGGCACGGTGGCGTTTGCTCCCGCGTTGGTGTCGTAGCAAATGAAGTTAGGCCAGATGACCATCATTTCACGCTGGGCAAACTGCTCCCGGTATTCCTTCGCCTCTGCAATGGTGTTGCAGCCGTTTGCAGACACATAAGCAAAGGCGCGCAGCTTCTCCGCCATCACGCCGAGTTGCGCCGCCACTGGCTGAGTATCAAGGCCGGGAACGGCAAGCACACGCGGACGGACGCCAACACGCATCTCCGCCGATAACAGCGCATACATGCCGGTGAAAAGTCCTGTTACCGGGTCGGTGCCACCAATGACCAGTTGATCCTGAGTCGGAGCGGTGCCGGTTTCCGGTGGTGGAATTTTTGACGCATCAGCCACGCGGATCACAATGGTCTGTGGGCTGGTCTGGTCTGAAATGGCTTTCAGGGTAGTGAACAGGGTGCCGGTTTTGCCTGCTTTGCCCAGCATGTTAGCCACGCGGGTAATGAGTACAGGGGTATCCAGCGGGAAAGCGTCTTCGTCTGCATCGTCAGCGATACAAACGACGCCGATAACCGCCGAATTAATATCGGTGATCATCGTGCTCAGATCGGTGGTTTCCGTGACGGTTACACCGTGATGGTAATTTGTGGCCATGTAGTTGCCTCGCCAGGTCAATGATTGCCACTTATCATTGCGACAATTGCCAGCCGGTGCGAGAGGTGGGCGTTGTCAGCAGACCGCAACAACAGCCCCGCGTTGTCTGTACGCGCGCGCGTGGCGACGATGGTACCCTCACCAATGAGGGAACCAATAAGATGTTGGATGATGATGCGCGTTATTCGCCCCGCCCGGCGTTCAGTATTCAGATTGAGGGCAAGCCGCTCACCGCGCTGGATGACCGTTTGATCTCGTTGTCGCTGACGGACAACCGGGGATTTGAAGCGGATACGCTTGATCTCACGCTGGATGATTCAGACGGACAGATCGTTATGCCATCGCGTGGCGCGAAGATTTCCGTTTCGCTGGGCTGGGATAATGACCCGCTGATATTTAAAGGGCTGTACACCGTTGATGAGGTTGCGCACCGTGGCCCGCCTGATCAGCTCACCATCAGCGCCCGCAGCGCGGACTTTCGCGACACGTTCAACGTGAAGCGTGAATACTCCTGGCACGATATTACCGTTGGCGATGTGGTTGCCAGTATTGCCAGCCGGTACGACCTGCGCGCCGGGGTGAGTGAGGAACTGGCGAAGATTGAGATCGATCACGCAGACCAGACCAGTGAATCAGATATCAGTTTTCTCACCAGAATGGCGGATATGCTGGGTGCAGTTGCCACCGTCAAAAACGGCATGTTGCTGTTCATCACGCCGGGGCAGGGCTTAACCCAGAGCGGTAAACCGTTACCAGCGATCAGCATTGTGCGGGCCAGTGGCGATAAGCACAGCTTTAGCATTGCCGATCGCGATGCTTATACCGGCGTTACGGCCTACTGGTTGGATCTGAATTTCGGGAAGAAGCCTGCCACCACGGTACAAACCAACACCCGCAGACGTCGCAGAACAACCCAGCCGAAGAAGCCGAAAGAACCCGCCTCAAGCAGCAAGGAAGGGGATTACATGGCCGGCGCGGAGGGTAACGTATTCGTGATCCGCAAGACGTATAAAACTGAGAAGGCAGCGAAGCGGGCAGCAGCGGCGAAGTGGAGCCAGTTACAGCGTGGCGCGGCGTCATTCTCCATCACGCTGGCGCGGGGCCGGGCGGATTTGTACCCGGAACAACCGGCAAGTGTATCGGGCTTTAAGTCCACAATTGATAACGGTTACTGGACGATTACCCGATGTGTGCATGATATCGGCAGCGGCGGCTTTACCACCTCGCTGGAGCTGGAAGTTAAGATCGATGAATGGACGGCTGAGGCGGGTGACGAATCAACGGGTTAAGCGTTATACTTGACGTGATATTAACCAGCCCAGAGGAGGCCCGCGTATGGCAATGCGCTGTCCTCGCTGCCGTGCAGTTGCGAAAACTCGTACCAGTGTAGAGTTGAGTGATTTAGTGCGACGCAGTTATCACCAGTGTCAAAACATGTTGTGCGGCTACTGCTTTACCAGCATGACGCAAATAGACGAATCATTAAACCAGACTCAACCAGTCCCCGGTGCGGTGGTTCCTCAAGACGTTTTCCCCCGAAGCCATCACGGTGAAGATCAGCTCTCACTCACACTATGAAATAACCCGCCAATGAGGCGGGTTAATTTTTATTTATCCAAACAAAATCAACTGATAGGCTTTATGTCGGTTATGTAACCATGTCTATGGAGAATAGAAAAATGGCATTAGTAAGCTGCCCGGAATGCAGTAAAGAAATTAGTGATTCAGCGTTTAAATGTCCGTCATGTGGGCACCAAGTAAGAAAACCGAAGCGCTCATTTTTTGGAAAAATAGTGAAGTGGGTATTTATCCTGTTCAACATCTTCATGATTTATTGCATTTTTGCTGGGGTTGGCGGTAGTAGTGATGTGATCAATAACGCAGCCTCAGACGCTGAACGGGCCGGGGCTGCAATCGGTACAGGGCTGGGTGTGATGATGCTGGGAACTATCTGGGTTATTGGCGATATCATTATCGGAATGTTTGTTTTTTTGACTCGCCCAAAGGCATAGGGACGTGTATGAAAAAAATAATAATATCTATGATGCTCTGCTTTACGGCAGTTTCAACGGCTTATGCAGCGGAGGAGGCTAAGGCTGATTTCGATAAAGATGCTTTGCTGAAATGCCAGTCTGAGGCAAAGAATGATTCCCGTTTGGCCTGTTACGATAAGGCTCTACCGCCAAAGGCATCCGAAGAAGCTAAGCCTGCGGTTGGTGTTGGAAAGTGGCAGGTATCAACAAAATCCTCCCCGGTAGATGATTCGGAGAATGTTTTCGTTAGCCTTTCTGCTAATGAGTCTTTTCGCTCTCAATTCGGTGAGTCAGTAACTCCCGATCTGTACATCACTTGCAGAGAGAAGAAAACAGAGTTGTATATCAATTGGGATACATATCTGGGGCTTAATGAAACGCAAATGCTATTCCGTTTGGACAAGCAAAAGGCAAAAACGAAAGCGTGGAACATATCTAGCGATACCAAAGCAGTCTTTTATCGTGGGAATGTGATCGAATTCGTTAAGTCTTTGAGCCAGGCTAACATGATGTTTACTCAGATCACGCCATACAACGAAAGCCCTGTAAGTGCGACGTTTGATTTAGCTGGTCTTTCAGAGGCATTGAAGCCACTTCAAAAAGCGTGTGGATGGAAGTAA